GTATTGGACTAATAATCTAACAACTGTTTTCAAACGAAAAAAAGATTTAGATGTTGCTAATGCTGTAGTTCAGTTAATTGAGATGAAAGATAGTATTGATAACTTCAATAAAAAAGCTCTATACATCTTGATTCGTGAGATGACTGGTTCCAACACACAACACATCACTCGTGTAATTAATGTGATGAAAAAACATCATGAACAATTACAGAAAACCTATATTGCTACAGGTTCTATCGAAACTCGATATACAGGTAGTTGGAACTTATAAGAATTTGTTAATAAACAGATGAGGTAAATGATGGAGTTTACAAGTTACTTAGTGATTGCAGGATTTGCAGTTGCTGGATACTTTTTGGTGAAATACTTTCAACGAGGAGTATAAAATAAAAAAGGGGAAGCCTCGGAAAAGACTTCCCCTTATTATCTATCCGATATAGTACTACTTACGGAATAAACCCACTAACACCAACAATGCGACAAGACCGGCGAAGCCTGACTCGCCGAATGTGTTGATTATAGATGTTAGGTTACCAATAACATTGACACCAAAGATACCACTACCGAAGATAATCTCGGAAACAGCACCTATAGTAACAAAGGATAACATTAGATGAGCTAAGTCATCTACATATCCTTTTACGAGTGTTATGATTTCCTTCATATGGTCTTTCTCCCGTTAGTTATCAATTAAGTCGGATTTTCACCGACACAATAATAACTATTGTATATATTTGATAAAAAAATAGGATATATAAATATATACATCGATTTTTTCATAGTTTTATATTTATTAATGATAACTTACAGGTAAAATTATGGCAATTGATTTCGAAATATTCGAGGGTAAAACCTTATCAGATGTATTCAAAGACATCTATGATAACTCAGCAAACAATAAAAAACAATTAGAAGTACTAATGAAAGAGATTGTTGGGTTTATTAAAGATGGTGATACCGCTGTGCAAATAGTTCCTATGTTAAAGGAATACTTAGAAATCAATGTCAAGAATGATGAACAATTAGTTAAGTTAGCAACTATTGTACAAAGATTAGCACAAGCGGGTAGTAAACAAGATTCAGATAGTGAATTTGGTTTAACGGATGCAGAAAAAGACCAATTAATGAAAAACATAACCGATACGGTTCATGAGTTACAAGACCATACAGATAATATCACAGCAAAGGTAAATTAAAAAACATATGAGTGGTGGATTTAACATAAAAAAAGATTCACGAACAACACCAGTAATTCAAGGTGGGATACAAACTTTCAATACTTTAAAAAAGTATATGAAGATTGCCCAACAAGATAATAGATTTTATGAACTTGAACCAATTGAAGTTTTAGAGGTGTTGTTGGATAGTAGATTACCATCGTTTCCAAAAAAACAAGATGGTACACCTGATTATCAATATCTTGGTGCAGTAATTGGTAGAGGTATTATTACTGAACAAGGATTGAATATAGATAAGTGTAAAATTTTTAAACCATTAAATCCTAATGTTCATACTATTCCTGTTGTTGGTGAAGTATTAGTTTCTGGTGAATATCTTGGTGATAATTATTACTTTTCACAAATAAATGTTTTTGGTAATCCAAGTATAAATACACAACATGGAATTAGTAAAATAAAATCAGAAAATACTTTAAGTTCTAATATAGGTAGAATGACAGCAAATAAAGGTGATGAAAATGGTACTGAAATTGGATACTATATAAATAAAGAAACTGATGCTCGTAGATTATTACCTAAAGAGGGCGATGTAATTATTGATGGTAGGTTTGGAAATGCAATTCGTTTAGGTAGTGATGAAAGAAATCAAAATCCAGATTCACCAAATATCATTTTAACTGCAGGAACAACAAAAGAAGGAAATAAAAAAGAACCTGTACGAGAAAACATTGACAAAGATGGTTCAAGTATTCATCTTGTTACAAACCAAGAATTAGATTATTCACCTGCTAAAAAAACTATTTTTGAAAATAAAAAAGGTAAAAATATTTTACTAAGTTCAGATAACATTATATTTAATACTAAGAACAAAGGTGATGTTGGAATGTTTAGTTCCAATCTTATTTCAATAGGTGCAGTTAAACAAGTTGTTGTGGAAACACCAGATACACTTGTGGATTCAGATAAAGTTGTTTTTAAATCACCAGTAGTGAAAATAGGAAGTGATAGTGCATCACAACCACAAGTATTAGGAAGAACATTAAATACATTGTTAAACCAATTATCATCAGCATTAATTACCTTTGGAACAGGATTAAATGTAGGGAATTTGACGGGTAAAGGAGCTGCATTAGCTGGACAAGTATCTTCGATTCAAGCACAATTGGATAATTTTTTAAGTGGTAAACATAGAATTGATAAATAAACATAGGAGTTAGAAATGACTAAAAAAGAACTTGTAAAAATAATACAAGAAGTTGTAAAACGAGAAGTACAAAAAGAGGTGAAGAAGATATTTATTAATGAGAATAAATCGTCTCTAAAATCTCTTGCACCTAAACAAGTTGTAAAATCAGTACAGAAGAAAAAAGAACCTGTACAATACACCGAAAATAAAGCATTAAATGATGTATTAAATGAAACAGTTGGTTTAGGACAGGCTGATGAAATGGATGAGTATCCAACAATGGGCGGTGGAACATTTGATTCTTCAAGAGCTACCGAACTATTAGGATATGGTGATTCAATGAGAGCAGGTGGTGATAAAGAAACACAACGAAACATGATAGCTGCACAAACATTAAGAGAAAAGAATTTAAGTGTAGATGATGTACCTGAAAGTGTACTAAATGCTTTAACAAGAGATTATAGTGATTTAATGAAACACGATAAGATGCAGAGTAAAAAATAATGGCAACAAAAAATGTAGTAAGAATAATTAATGAAGACCCGGATTCATATTTTGGTTTAACATTTCCTTTAAAGGAAGGAGTTGATAATAACTTTGTTAGGTCAAGTACTTTAAGAGAACAGGCTTCATCTAATATAAAAAACTTACTACTAACTATAAAAGGTGAACGAGTAGGACAGCCTAACTTCGGAAGTAGATTATCAGAAATATTGTTTGAACCTATTGATGATGAAATTGGTGATAGAATACAATCTGCTATAGAAGAGGCTTTAGAAGAGTGGTTACCTTATGTAGTTGCTGAAAATGTTTTTACTTTTGTGGATGAAAAAAATCCAAACTTAATTACTGTTTCTTTAGAATTTAGAGTTACTATTGATGACCCGGATGCAATAGAAACTATTACATTTAATTTTAATACTGGAGTTTAAGATGCCAACACAAAATCCTGATTATAACACAAGTAAGAAAACGATAAAAAAAGATATATCATATCTTGGTAGAGAGTTTAGTTCTATCAGAAACAACTTGATTGACTTTGCTAAATCTTACTTCCCAAAAACATACAATGATTTTAATGAATCAGACCCTGGTATGATGTTTATTGAAATGGCTGCTTATGTTGGTGATTTATTAAACTTCTATGTTGATAATCAATATCGTGAAACTCTATTACATGCAGCAGAAGAAAAGAAAAACATTTTTAAGATTGCACAATCATTTGGATATAAACCAAAACTAACAACACCAGCTACAGCAATTGGTAGATTTACCGTTCAAGTTCCATCAGTTCAAGTTGGTGATTCATATCAACCTGATTTAACTTACGCACCTATATTAGATGCGGATAGTGGATTCTCTTCAAGAAACGGAACCACATTTAGATTAGTGGATGATATTAATTTTAAAGCATCAAGTTCTTTAGATAGTATGGAAATTGAAGTTGCACAAACAAGTGGTACAACACCAACATATTTTTCTTTAACTAAAAGTGGTATATTAAAATCAGGTGAAGTAACAACACAAGAATTTACTTTTGGTGGAGCAACAAAATTTGATAAAATTATTTTAAATAATTCAAATGTAATTGATATTATTAGTTGTACAGATAGTGATGGAGATACTTGGTATGAAGTTCCATTTCTTGCACAAGATACGGTATTTAAATCTGTAGAAAATTCAGAAAAGAATAGTCCTGATTTATCAACATATAAAAAAGAATCACCATTTCTTTTACAATTAATTAAAACACCAAAACGATTTGTAAAATATATTCGTAGTGATGGTAAAGTAGAATTAAGATTTGGTGCAGGTATTAGTGATAATGCTGATGAAGAAATAATTCCAAATCCAGATAATGTTGGTAGTTCACTTGGTACAGGTTTATCTAAACTTGATGAATCATTTGACCCAAGTAATTTCTTGAAAACAAGAACTTATGGATTAGCACCAAAAAACACAACATTAACAATTAAGTATTCTCATGGTGGAAGTATCCAAGATAATGCAGCAAGTAATACAATTACAAGACTTGATTCACCAACATTTACAATTGATGAAGATAATTTAGATTCTACTGAAGTGAACACAATGAAACAAAGTTTATCAGTAACAAATCCTGTTCCAGCAACAGGTGGTTCTAACGGAGAAACTATAGAAGATACTCGACAAAATGCATTAGCTTATTTTGCATCACAAAACAGAGCAGTTACAAAAGAAGATTACGCAGTTAGAACATATTCGTTACCACAAAAATATGGTAACATTGCAAAAACTTATATTGTACAAGATGAACAATTAGAACAACATACAAAACTTATTATGAAAGAGGGTGAGATTGTTCAGAATGTTGGAACTCAACCAATAGCAAATCCATTGGCACTAAATATGTATGTTTTAGGATTTGATTCTAACAAGAAATTAACTACTTTAAATAGAGCAGTAAAACAAAATTTAAAAACTTATTTATCTCAATATAGATTAATGACAGATGCAATTAATATCAAGGATGCATATATTGTAAATATTAGTGTAAGATTTAGCATCATCACACAAAGAGGATACAATAAAAACGAAGTATTATTAAAATGTATTGATGAAGTTAAAAAACATTTTAATATTGATAGATATCAAATTGGACAACCAATTATATTGAGTGATATTGCATACAAGATTTCATTAGTGGATGGTGTGGCAAGTGTTGTACCACCAGAAGATGATAATCCACAAAAACAAATGGTTGTGATAGAAAACAATTATCAAACAGAAAGTGGATATAGTGGTCATGTTTATGATATACCATCAGCAACAAAAGATGGTGTTGTGTATCCATCATTAGACCCTTGTTGTTTCGAAATTAAATATCCAAATTCTGATATAACAGGTAGAGTAGTAGGAGACATTTAATGTATTATTTTGAATACCCGATAACCGATACAACCATTTATGAGGGAAATGTAACTTCATCTTATAATACTGGTATCGACCAAATATTAGAAATTAGAAAAGATGTAAACTCAACAGGTACGACAGTAGATGTTTCTCGTATCTTAATAAAGTTTGATTATGGTTATATTTCATCATCGATACAAAGTGGAATTATTCCAAGTGATGCTAAATATTATTTAAATCTATATGATGCAAGTTCAGAAGAATTAGCAGTAGAACAAACCATTTTTGCATATATCATTAGTGGTAGTTGGAATGGTGGTACAGGATATATGGATAGAGACCCTGTCTTAAGTGATGGAGCAAGTTGGAAGTATCGTGATAATGATACACAAAAAACTACATGGATGGGTGGAGATAATTTAACTCAAGGTGGTAGTTGGTTCACAAGTTCTGTATCTCAATACAATGTTAGTGCTTCATATGATTTAGTTTATGAAACAAAAGATTTAAGAATGGATGTTACTGATTTGGTGAAGAATCATATTTACTCATCATCAGTTTATCCAAATTACGGTTTTATAGTTAAGAGACAAAACTTACATACATCACAAAGTAGATTTAGTATCTTTGACCCAACAACTGCAACAGGTTCTGCAGAGGGTGATTCATCTCAATTGGGACAATTAAAGTTTTTCTCAAGAGAAACTAATACAATCTTTCCACCAAAATTAGAAATTGAGTGGGATGATTCAAGTTGGAGTACAGGTAGTTTATCTGCTTTGAGTTCAAATAATTTAGAAAATTTAACAATTTATTTTAAAGGATTAAGAGAAGAATACAAACAAAATTCAAAAGTAAAATTCAGACTTGTTGGTAGAGAGTTGTATCCAACAAGAGGCTTTGATACAACACCAGCTGCACTTACCGTTAAAACTTTACCAAGTGGTAGTAGAAATTTAACACAAGGAACTTACTATTCAGTTGTAGATAGTTTAACTGAAGATGTTATCGTACCATTTGGAACAGGTTCAATTGTTAGTTGTGATTCTACAGGTAATTATTTTAACTTGTGGATGAATGGATTTATGCCAGAACGATATTACAAATTCCAAATTAAAGTAGTGAGTGGTAGTGGAGCAGATGAAACTTCACAAGTTTATGATGATGATTTTGAATTTAAAGTGGTGAGGTAAAATGCCCTATACAATAACACAAGCTAGAAAATCTCAGTATTATACAAACATACAAGATGCAGATGAACAAAAGTTTCTTAAAGAAATTGAAACTAATAAACAAGAGTATGCAATTTCTGGTTCTGCTATTGATGCAGTTCAACAAGTTAGAGATGAAGATGGATTTTTATTATCATATGAAGACCCAAAGAATCCTGGAGTTTCTATAGAGGAACCATATCAATATGTAAGATTACAAGTTGTACAAAGGTCTGCTGATAGAGTTAGATTCCAAGAATTTTTCGGTAATGATGGTAGTGAGAAATCAGTATTTAAACAATTGATTAATGAAACAGCTGATGAAACAGGAATTAATCCTGCAACTTCAAACAAAGTTATTCAAGATATTATAGATACAGCAGACGAAATAGAAGAAGAAATAGTTATAGAATCATTACCATCAGCAGAAGATGTAGAAATTGATTTCTCTGATGTAGAAATTGATTTATCTGATATACAGGCAGAGATACCGATACTTGGCGAAAATGTTAGTATACCACTTTCAGAATTAGCAGATACAAACTTACCACAAATAGATTTTTCTCAATTAGGAAGTTTTGGTAATATATTGGGTAGTGGTGGTTTAAGTTTATCTTCTCAATTAGAAAATATAATAGGTAGCTACAGGAATTAATAATGATTAATTACGGATTAACACCTAAAGATAGAGAACAATTAGAATCCAAAAAGAATTTATATTCTGGTTTTGGAAGAGATAGTCGTGATTATATTCATTTGTATGTTTATAATAAACAAGGTACTCTTGTAGAAGATGAAATATTTCCAACAAATGTAGTTGATTTTACTGATGAAAAAACAATTAATTTAGATATTGGAACTCACTTAAGAGAACTTGGATATTCACAAGGAGAGTTTTCAGTTCAATATTTATTCCTTAGAAGAATAGCAGGTAAAGATGATACGGTTTTTATAAATGATTATGGTGAAATTCATAGAGGTAAAATACAAACTAAAGTAGTAAATGGAGTAACAAAATATTTCTCTACTAAAAAATTTGGTAATAGAAATTCACAAGCAGAATTAACTGAAATATTTCCAAAGGAAATGAAATATGTTTTCAAAAAAATATCTCAAGATAGAACCGAAGTAGAAATTAATTATCAAGATATTAAGAATGGAATCTATAGAAAAAATTTAAAAGAAATAAATAGAATTATAAATTATACACCTACTAAACTTCCTGATAATGATGCGGGAACAATTAGATTTGATTTAACAGACCCTTATGTATTAGTTGGAAACTTTGATGAAAAAGATAGAGGATTTACTGATGCGATGGTTGGGGGTGAAATATCAATTCAAGGTATTTATGAAGTCAATGGTCGTATTATTCAAGAGGAAGAAATTATATATCCTGACCCACCACCACCAGACCCAATTGATATATTGGATGTGGATTATGTAAAAA